GCCGCCGCCGGTCGATGGATCACTTCAAGGGCAGAATATCAGCGCGGCATTATGGATGCCATTAGCGATCCGACTTTGCGCGATATTGTCGTGATGGCTGGCGCACAGGTCGGCAAGACCGAAATGCTGTTGAACGTCATTGGTTTCCACATCCACCACGATCCTGCGCCAATCCTGCTTGTGCAGCCAACGCTGGAAATGGCGCAAGCGTTTTCTAAAGACCGTCTAGCACCAATGCTGCGCGATACACCGGCTTTGAAATACAAAGTCAAAGACCCACGCAGCCGCGATGCAAATAATACCACAACGCACAAAGTCTTTACTGGCGGTCATATCAGCTTGGTCGGATCGAATAGTGCGGCTGGGCTGGCATCGAGGCCGATCCGCATCGTTTTATGCGATGAAGTTGATCGCTTTCCGGTTTCGGCTGGTTCTGAGGGTTCGCCTATCTTGCTGGCAAGAAAAAGGTCAGCCACATTTCACAACCGCAAAATGGTGATGGTCAGCACGCCGACCAACAAAGGCGCGTCAATGATTGAAAGCCAATATGAAGAAAGCGACAAGCGACAATATTTTGTGCCTTGTGAAGATTGCGGCACAGTGCAGACGTTGAAATGGAAACAGGTGCAGTGGGAAAAAGACCGACCCGAAACAGCTTGTTACGTTTGCGAAAGCTGCGGCAGTGTTTGGGATGATCCAAAGCGCAATCGGTCTGTTCGCAAAGGGCAATGGGTGGCAACTGCCGATTTTACCGGCGTTGCCGGTTTTCATATCAACGGCATTTACAGCCCTTGGACGGTAATGGCTGACGCGGTGCGCGATTTTCTTGTCGCAAAGAAATCAGCCGACACCCTGCGCGTTTTTGTAAATACATTTTTAGCCGAAACCTTTGAAGATAAAGGTGAAACCGTTGGGGAAATAGATTTTCGGGATCGGGAGCAAGATTGGTCTGGAACCATTCCAGATGATGTTGTTGTCATTACTGCTGGCATTGATGTGCAAGATAGCTATTTGGCTGTTGAGGTTATAGGATGGGGGCGTGATGAGTGCAGTTTTTCCCTTGAATGGCTGACCTTATACGGCGACCCGTCAACGCCACATCTGTGGAATGATCTGGATAATATCCTAAAAGTGGCATATACGACCGAAAGCGGTCGCCAGCTAGGGATTAGGGCAGCGTGCATCGATAGTGGCGGTCATTACACACAAGCGGTCTATAACTTTGTCCGGCCACGGGAAGGTCGGCGCATATTTGCCATCAAGGGTATGGGCGGGGAACAGCGGCCATTGGTATCCAGACCGACAAAAAACAACATTGGCAAGATTAAATTGTTTGCCGTTGGCACTTTTCCAATCAAGGAATTGATTTTTTCCAGATTGCGCGTACAATCTGAGGGTGCGGGTTATTGTCATTTTCCGGCGGGGCGTTCTGACGAGTATTATCAGCAATTAGCAAATTCTGAGAAAATCGTCACAAAGTATCAAAAAGGGTTCCCACGCCGCGATTTTGTCAAGACACGCACAAGAAACGAAGCACTTGATTGCAGGGTCTACGCATATGCTGCGCTTTGCATTTTGTCGCTGAATATTAACGCTGTTGCCGACAGGGTGGTCAATGCGCCAGAACCAGAAACACAACCGCAGCCGCAACAGTCTAATCCACTTGCCCGCCGCCCACAACGGCAAGGCGGCTTTGTTAATTCTTGGCGGTAAATAATGGCAAACAGATTTGATATTGATGAAGCCCCTGATGGGCAAGCACCCGAAACAATCATTATTGGTGACTATCTTCTTTGGAAGCGCACCGATTTAGTTGATGATTATCCGCTGGCAACGCACTCAATGGAATATGTCGCACGCATCACTGGCGGCGGATCAACTGAAATCAAAGTTGCAGCGCAAGAATTAAACGGCACATATGTTTTTGAAGTGGATAGCGCGACCAGCGCAGCTTATGTCGCTGGCTTTTATCATTGGCAGCTAGAAGTCACCGAAACCGCATCCGGCAATCGCGTGGTCATCGAACGCGGCACATTTACAGCCGTTGAAGATTTGGACGTCAATGGGGCTGACCCGCGCACGCACGCTGAAATAATGATCGGCAAGATTGAAAGCATCTTGCAAGGCAAGGCTGATGCAGACGTTTCAAGCTATTCGATCAACGGGCGGTCATTGACAAAAATGAGTTTCCAAGACTTGATTGATGCGCGTGACTTTTACCGCAAAGAATATGCCAAAGAACGGCAAAAAGAACGCGCTTTGGCTGGTGAAAATACCGGCGCGACCATCTTAGTGAGGTTTTAACAATGGGCATCTTTGACTTTTTCAAAGCAAAGCCCCAACCACGCAAGGCGGTTCGGGCATTTCACGGCGCAGACACAGGGCGACTATTCAGCGATTTTGTAGCAAGCAGCCGGTCGGCAGATAGCGAAATCAAACCATCACTGCGGGTTTTGCGGGATCGTTGCCGCGAAATTAGCCGCAACCACCCATATGCCAAACGCTATTTGCAGATTATGTCAACAAACGTGGTCGGCGCGAATGGCGTGCGGATACAGGTTCGCAAGCGCAATGACGACAATTCACTAGACAGCGTGGGCAACCGGATCATCGAACAAGCGTGGCAAGCGTGGGGTCGGGCTGGTTTCTGTACAGTAGACGGTCGCGTGTCGTGGGTGCAAGCGCAGCGTCTATTTATGGAAACATTAGCGCGTGATGGCGAAGTGCTAATCCAAAAGATCAAAAACCCAGCCGGAAACCCGTTTGGCTTTTCGTTAAAGTTTTTGGAAGCTGACTATCTTGATGAAGGTTATGACGCACGATTGAATAACGGCAACGAAGTGCGTATGGGCGTTGAGTTGGATAAGCGCACCGGCAAGCCGTTGAATTATTACCTGTTTGAAGATCACCCACATCACGATCAAGGTTATGGATCGCGCACAAAACGGCATCATAAGATTGTGCCAGCCAGTGAGATTATTCATTGCTATCTGCAAGACCGCGCTGGGCAGACCCGTGGCGTGCCGTGGATGAGCAACGTATTATCGCGCCTAAAGATGCTGGACGGCTATGAAGAAGCCACGCTGGTCAATGCGCGGGTCGCTGCATCAAAGATGGGTTTCTTCACAAGCCCAGAGGGTGATGGCTTTGTCGGTGACGACTACGACAATCACGCACCGATAATGTCAGCGGAGCCAGCCACGTTTACGCAGTTACCGGCTGGAATGTCATTCACCGCCTTTGACCCGCAAAACCCAACTGACAGCTTTGCGGAGTTTGAAAAGGGCATCTTGCGCGGCATCGCGTCCGGCCTTGGGGTCAGCTATGTATCGCTGGCGAACAACCTTGAAGGCGTTAGCTATTCATCAATTCGGCAAGGCACAATCGAAGATCGTGACCATTTCAAGATGGTGCAGCAATTTATGATCGATCAGTTTATCGATCCGGTTTATCGCGCTTGGTTAGAAATGGCTATCACTGTTGGTCGCGTCAGCTTGCCGATGGGAAAGTTCGATTTGTTTGCAGATCAAGTTATCTATCGACCACGCGGCTTTGCTTGGGTTGATCCAGCAAAAGAGATTACCGCAAGCGTTGCAGCCTTGCAAAATGGCATTGTCACTTTGCAAGATGTGCATTCGCAATATGGTCGTGATACTGAAGAAATCTTTGAACAAATCAATCGTGAAGCTGAACTTGCTGATCGCTATAATATTTCAACAGCATTCCAGCCGTTCGGCGGTGGATTGACTAGCTTCGGTTCAGCAAAACTATCTGAAGAAGAAGTGAAGAAAAAAGATGGCGAATGACCGAATAGATGAAGGCGAAAGGGGCATTGAAATGTCTGAAAATGACCAGATTGAAAAAGAAGCTGAATTGGTAGATAATGCATCAATGGAAAATGAAGAAATACATATTGAAGAACGCTTCGACCGTGGTGAACTTATGCACCGCGCTGGGGCGGCTGAAATGGTGGAAGAAGATGATCGGCGCGTCAGAATGTCGATTTCATCTGAAGAACCCGTTGAGCGTTCTTTCGGTTTAGAGGTTTTGCGTCACGATGATGGCGCAGCAGATTTGTCACGATTGAACAGCGGTCACGCACCATTATTGCTTGATCACGATCTGACAAAGCAAATTGGTGTCATTGAAAGAACTTATTTGGATCAAGCTGATCGCAAGTTGCGGTCAGTGGTTCGCTTTGGAAAAAGCGCACTGGCTCAAGAAGTTTATCAAGACG